TTTGTTTTCACCAAGAAGGCTACCGATCAAATGGGCGCTGATCAGCTACAAACTATGATGGACGAAGCTGAGAAAGCCTATGACGGTGGTTTAATGAAGAAAGCATTTGGAGGTCTGACAAGCGAAGACGATATAGAAATGGATTCGTATGACAGTGAAGAAGAGGTCAAGAAACAAATGATCGCTGCTAACCAAATGCCAAGTATAAGATAACGATAAAGCCACTTTATTAATTTAAACCCTTTATCACAAATATAAATCCAGAGGCCACCTTGAAGTATCAAGACCCTGTATTATAAACGCGAATAATACAGCCACCTTGAAAGACTAGCAAGCCCCAAAAGGAGAGTGACAAGATGAGTAATGCAACTGAACAACTTGATGAACCCGAAGCAAATCCGTACAATTCTCGAAAGGAATGGCACACAGAAGACGCACCCAGTCGAGGATCAGCAGATGGGCTATACCGCGAAGAGAAACCTAAGAAGGCTACCCGCCAAGAAGCGGCCCCTGAACAAGAGACTCAAAGTGGTAATACAAATTATAAAAAACGATACGATGATCTAAAGAAACACTACGATCAGAAGATTGCAGACTTTAAGCAAAAAGAACTACAACTTACAGCAGCGGCAACAGAGATGCAACCTGCATATGCCCCGCCTAAGTCAGCCGAAGATCTTGAAAGCTTCCGTGAGCAATATCCTGATTTATATGAAACCGTAGAAACTGTTGCACACTTACAAAGTGAACAACAAATGCAAGCTTTAAAAACTAAGTTGTCTGTTCTTGAAGAACGAGAACTACACATTCAGCGAAAAGAAGCTGAAACTACACTACGTTCGCGACATCCTGATTTTGAGGATATACGCGGCGATGAAAGGTTTCACGAATGGGCTAAAGAACAACCTGAAGCAATTCAAAGTTGGATCTATGAAAACCCAGATAATGTTAATTTAGCAATCAAAGCTATTGATCTTTATAAAATGGAAAGCGGCATCAAGACAAGTAAGAAGCAACAACCGTCTAAGTCACAATCTTCCAAGTCTTCAGCGGCAGACATGGTATCCACGCGAACAACTCGCGTAGATGCGAATCAGCCAAAGATTTGGACACAACGGGAAATTGCAGCCCTGACCATCCAACAATATGATAAGTATGAACAAGAAATTGATTTAGCTATCATGGAAGGCAGAGTGCAATAACTACTTAATGTCTTTTTTAGGAGTAACATAACATGGCTTTTAACGCATCCGACCAACTATTTGAACAGGGTACAGATACCAACGGTAACTTTGGTAACTCAGTAACTGGTCAAACTAACAGTTTTTTCCTTCCTTCAATTTACTCGAAGAAAGTACTTAACTTTTTCCGCAAGGCTTCTGTAGCCGAAGCGATTACCAACACTGACTATAGCGGCGAAATCACTGCTTATGGTGATTCTGTAAAGATTATCAAAGAGCCAGTAATCACTGTCTATCAGTATGAGCGTGGCGCTGATGTCACTAAAACTGCACTGACCGATCAAGAAACTACTTTGATTGTTGACATAGCCAACGCATTTAAATTCATCGTTGATGATATTGAAACTGCAATGTCTCACGTTAACTTTAAAGAAGTTGCTGCTTCTTCTGCTGCTTACGCACTGAAAGATGCTTTTGACGCAGGTGTAATTGCTAAGATGATTGCCGGTGTTTCAGCCTCTAGTCCTAACCACATCCTTGGTTCTGACAGCGCGACTGATCTAGCTGCCGGTACTTTTGACGGTACTGGTAACTTGGACATTGGTTTTGGTACTAACGAGCATGATCCTCTTGATCTTATGGCTTATATGGCCCGTCTTCTTGACGAGCAGAACATCCCAGAAGAAGGTCGTTGGTTCTTGGCTCCACCTAGCTTTTACGAGCAGTTGAGCCAGTCTAGCTCTAAGCTAATGTCTGTTGACTTTAATGCCGGTCAAGGCTCTATTCGTAACGGTCTGGTATCTTCAGGCAAGTTGCGCGGCTTTGATATGTATAAGTCAAACAACATTGCTGCTCCATCTAACGCAGCAGGTCAGATCCTTTGTGGACACATTAGCTCTACTGCAACTGCACAGACTATCACTAGCACTGAGGTCATCCGTGATCCAGATAGCTTTGGTGACATCTGTCGTGGTCTGCATGTGTATGGTGCTAAAGTATTACGTCCTGATGCACTCGTATCAGCGTTCTACGGTATCGACTAAGTAAGTAACTAGAGACGGGGGTGTAAAAGCCCCCTGATCTTTATAAGAGGTATTTATGCCACTAGTAGGAAGCAACAACAAGCCTGTAATGATTAAAGGAAATAGCAAGCAAAGAATCCTTGGAGACACAGGTAGCTGGTACAAACCAGAAAACAAAAAGAAGTACGAAGATAACTGGGAAAAGATTTACGGAAATAAAGAATCTGAAACTAAATCAAAGGCGCAATAATTTATGGCAACAACTTATCTTGAATTAACTAATGAGCTTCTACGCGAACTCAACGAAGTTGCCTTAACATCAACAACTTTCGCAGGCGCGTTAGGTGTTCAACAACATGTTAAAGACTCAGTAAACAGAGCTTACTTTGATATTATAACTGAAGAACCGCAATGGCCTTTTCTAGCTACAGCAGAAAGCGGTGAGACAGATCCTATGTACGGGAATGCGTATGTTGAGACTGTCGCTGGCACAAGATTTTATGAATTAAAACCTGCTAGTTCGGATATTACAACGGACTTCAGTTCAATAGACTGGGACAATTTCTATATGACTACCGTAGGTGTGAGCGGAGAGACTGCTCCTTACGAAGCTAGAAACTTACGCTTTATGACTACAGAAGCTTGGAAGGACTTCCGCAGAATTTCGGAGAACTTAGATGACGCAGACGGTCAACAATATGGTGTACCCAGTGCTGTTATTCGCAGCCCTGACTCTCGCAAGTTTGGACTCAGTCCCATTCCTGACAAGGTTTACCGCGTTTGGTTCTATGCGTGGGATCTGCCTTCAAGACTTGCCGCTCACGGAGACACAGTAGTATTTCCAGATTTATATACTGGTGTTTTACAAGCCAGAGCTAGATACTACATTTGGCAATTTAAAGACAACCCACAAGCAGCAGCTTTCGCACTGGAAGATTACAGAAAAGGATTACGCAGTATGCGTTCTAACCTTATTGAGCCAGTACCTACTGATATTAAAGATGACCGGATGAGGTTCGTTTAATGGCCGCTTCACAACCTTTTGGTATTTCATGCAGAGGTGGTTTAAATACCAACCTCAATCAACTTGAAATGCTCGCTCAGCCCGGAGTTGCTACAGAGCTATTAAACTTTGAAGTCAATCCAGATGGCGGGTACAGACGTATAAATGGTTACTCAGCTTTTGGCGATACGCGCCCAAATGTTGGATCAGTTATTTTAGGTCTTCAGGTATATGCAGACGGTGTAATTGCTTGTAACGGTGATGGCATTTTCTTTAGTCAAGATGGAGAAACTACTTGGCTACAGCTTAATAAAGCAAGCGTAGCAAGTGCAGGAGACAGCTACTCAACTTTTGTGGGACGTAGTGCAGCAGCTAGAACTTCACAGGCTCAAACATCTTTCGCGCTATTTGAAGGCAACACAGACTATGGTCAAGTTATAATAACTGACGGAGTTAACAAGCCTTTTTTATTCAGCATGACAGGCACAGGCGCTTTAGCTACTCGTACATTCTTTGCTGAAGAAATAACAGTAAGCGGCACAACAGCCCCCACTACTTGCGCTATACACAATAGCCACTTAGTTGTGGCAGGCGCTCCAACCGCAAAAAACACAATCTTTTATAGCTCTACGCTTGATCCAACTAGTTTTTCTGGTTCAGGAGCCGGAAGCATTTTACTGCCTGATCAAGTAGTGGGCATTAAAAGCTTTCGTGATGATCTAATAATCTTTTGTCGAAACAGCATACACAAGCTTATTAATATTACAGACGCTACTTCAATTGCAATTGTTCCTGTTACTAAAAATGTAGGTTGCTTGAGTTCTCATAGCATCCAAGAAATTGGCGGTGACTTAGTATTCCTTTCTCCCGATGGTATTCGTTCAGTAGCCGGTACAGCACGTATTGGTGACGTTGAATTGGGATCAGTAAGCCGACAGATACAGTCTGTAATATCAACGCTTGCAAAATCTGTTAATACTTTTACGCTTACAAGCACAGTACTCCGAAGCAAGTCGCAATACAGATTGTTTTTCAGTCAGGTTGGCGGCAGTTCATCTACGGCGCTTGGAATTATTGGGACACTAACTCCTAATGGTTTTGAATGGTCTGAAACAAAAGGCATACAAGCAACAGGACTTACAGCAGGTTTTGATAAAGACGGCGTAGAGCAAACATACCACGGAGACAATAAAGGCTATGTTTATAACCACGACTCAGGGAATGCGTTTTCTGATGATGGTACAGCTTTTAACATTGCCGCAAAATACAGTACACCTAATTATGATTTTGGAGACATTGGAACTCGAAAGACTTTATACTACGTGAAAATATCTGTTTCTCCTGAAGGAGAGATACTTCCGTTTTTAAGACTTCGGTATGATTATGAAGACTTAGATATTCCTCAACCTGCACCATATCCCGTAGTAGGTATTCCAATTCCTTCTGCTTTTGGATCAGCTATATTTGCAGCAGCAACATTTGGCGGCAGTAAAGACCCCATGTTTAGACAAGCAGTAGAAGGAAGTGGACACGTTACAAACTTTAGAATTACCAGTGATGACCAAAACGCACCCTACGCAATTAACGGCTTGTACGTTGATTACGTTCCATCAGGCAGGAGATAACCAAACATGGCAGGATCAAGTTATACTAGACAAAGCACACTTACAGATGGCGATACAATTACCGCAGCCCTGTTTAATGACGAATACAACAAACTTGTATCTGCGTTTGCGTACACCACTACTGGAACTACAGGCCACAGACACGATGGCACTACAGCAGAAGGTGGAAACATACACAC